CTCTTTTTAAACTCGATGTAATAAAGATTACATTAAGTTTGCAATTGTGAATCTTCTGTAATACTTGTTAGCATTATCATCCAATGCACCATTACTTGCTAATGCGGAAGTACCTCTAGCAAATGGGTTCTCAACAACGCCGTAACGAGTTTTGAATCCAATTTTTGGTTGGAAAGTATCTTCGCCAACCGCTCTCACCATTTGTAGTGGAACGTATGGGCAATAGAATAATCCAGCGTCAAATGCGCTTGATCCTTTATAACCAATAGTAGCATATTGTGAACCATTTGTAGTTACATATGGGTCAATGTATACTCTAATTCTGCCATTAAGTACACCAGCAAAAGTAGCACCAGTATCATCTACTTGTAGATTGTTACTGTTAAGTGCAGGAGTGTAGTCTAGGACACCAGCCATTTGTAATGCAGATGCAACATCTGAAGAACAAAGCATGATATTACCTTTCCCTCTCCTTGTTTGTTTTGCGATTTGGTTAGCTTCTCTTTCAAGTTGGAACATAAGTCCTTTGAACTTCTCAACCATCCATCTACCGTTTGAATCAGTATCTAGGTCGAAAGTACCAGAAGACGCTACGTTTTCTTGTGCACCAGTTTCAGCTACCAAGTTAACAGTTCTTACGATCTCTCTGTTGATCTCAGCAAGAATTTCTGTTGACAAGATGTTTGCTAATTCTGTTTCAGCATCTAAACCATGAATTGCTTTAAGGTCTTGAGCTAGTTCCATTGAGTACTCAGCTTTAAGAGCTCTTGATTTTGCAGTAACGGAAATTTTCTCAATTGAGAAAGCCATTTCAGCAAATGCAGTATTACCTGATGAACCAAGTGCCTCAGCTTGAGCTGTGGACATACCAGCACCGAAGTTATACGAAGTAGAGTTTCCACTTGGGAAAGTTCCGTCTTGCGCATTACCTAAAGTATTGTTTCCAGAACCTGCAACTACTGAAGAGAATTCAGTATTTGCTTCGTTATAGAAAGCCTCATCGCCAGACTGAGAACTATATCTTGATCTCATTGCAAAGATAAGACCGGTTGGGCCTGTCATAGGCTGAACACCAGCAATATCATATGCAACCAAATTAGGCATAGCACGTCTAACTAAACTAATCAATACTGGGTCATAGTTATCTATGTTTGAACCAGTTTGGTTAGCTGGAGCTGCCTCTAATAAAGATTGTGGACCGAAGCCTTGTTCTTCTTTAAGAGATCGCTCAGTATTTTCGAGAAGTACAGCTGTGACCGCTTTTCTATGAGGATCAGAAATATTATCTAAGTCTTCATGTTCGAGGACCGGCTGCCATTTCTCTTGTAAATTGTCGTAATTTGACATTTCGATTTCCTCCCGAATTATTTTCGAATAGTCCTTTTAATAGCCGCGGAATACTTATCCATTTCTGGGTTAGTACTAATTTGAGTTTCTTCCTCTAAATCGACTGGACCAGCATCTTCGATAGTATCGTCAGTTTGCGGTTTGCTGAAATATGATTCTTTAAGGGTATTAACCTTCTTCTCATAATCCTCAGCGTTCTCATAATCAAGCCCTTCCGAAAGACTTCTCAATTTGTCTTTCTGTGCCTCAGTCAAACCATCAACAGCTTCTGAGAAGATATTAGCTACTTGTGCTTCTTCAAGCTCTTTTGCTAATGCAATCTTTTCATTAACTTCGTTGTCTAGTTTTTCCTCTAGGTCTTTAACTTCAGCGGATAAACCTTCTAGGGCATCAACACCGTCACCTTCTGGTAGAACGATTGAGTGTTGCTCGATTAGGTTCTTGAATCCAGCGAATAAAGATTCAGCCATTTCCACTTTAAGTGAATTGACTACTTCTACTTCATTCTCTTTCATCCACGCCTCTGCTACGTAATCTAAGTATTCTTCTGAACGCTCTTGAAGTTCTTTAGATTTTTGCTCGATAGCTTCGTTTAGTTTATCTTCATAAACTTCTTTAAGCTCTTCTTCTATTGCAATAATCTTAGAACCAACAGCTGCTTCAAAAACTACCTCAGCTTTTTCTTGCAGTTCTTTTGGTAGATCAGTTCCGTCAAAGATGTCTTGGACATCTTCTTTGATGCTTCCTTGGCCAGGTGTAGCTGTAGAATTTTTGGACATTTTCTCTCCGCCATTCTTATCTGCTTTTCTGGAAGGTGCTTCTTTACCGGAATTATCTAGTAATTTGTCGTATTCAGCTTGCAGGCTAGTTTTATTCATTCCTGACATTTTAGACAGCATAGCTGATATCATCTGAGACTTGCTAAGTTTAGGCATAGGATCTGCTCCTACACTTTTGTCAGCCGGTCTCTTGTTGTCTTTAGTTGCCACTGGGTCAGCGACTTCAGAGTCCTCTTTGTCTGCCTTGAATTCGTCAAGCTGCTCAGTATCTTCTGAGACTTCCTCGACGGACTCAGAGGCTTCGAGAATATCCTCGTCCTGAACAGTCTCTAATTCTTTCTCGGCCATTTAAGTTTCTCCCTTTTAAATATCTAAATAGAGTTTAAGTCTATTTTATTTATATTACAATGTGTTTAGAAATTGTTGAAAAGCCCTTATAGTGTTCTCGTTAAGTGACTTTGCAGACTTTTGTCCAACTTCCTGTATTTTATCAACTACTTCCATAGCTCTCCAATTACCAGAGGCTACATCGTAGATCCATTCCGTTCCTTCCATAACACCATTTACAAATGCATCTGGTGCAGAAGGATCCGCAACAATATCACCAGCAGTCGCTAGCATGAAGTCATTTTGTACTTCAGCTACACCGTTCCTCTCCTTAAGCGTCCCCATACCTCTTGATGAAACACCAAGCATACAGCCTTCGTCCATAAGGTTCTTAACAATGTTTCCCATAGGAGTGTCCATAATCTTTGCTTTACCCACAAAG